CAAGTCTGGCCGCATTTCGTATGCGAGTTCTTCTAAAATCCACCCCAAATGATGCCTACAATTAAAACCACCCCGATGAATTAAAGGCTGATAACCCTCAAATTGTGCAATATACGACGGAACTGCATTCTTGTCTTTCTGCTTAATCTTATAGTCAGGAGGATAAACGCCTTTTGCCGGTGTCCACTCTCTCCACTTCTCAGCTTCGGCACGTGACCAGACTTTGCCATCTAATGCGACACAAAAGTCCCTGCTGTCCTGAATCCTGCCTCCGAGATAAATAAAATATTTCATCCCAGTTTCGTCAGCCAAAGAGGTTGAATAAGCTGAATCGTACTGCATATACAAATCATGTGCAAATCTATTCAAGTGACTTTCAATGCCTCCCATCTTTTCACCTGAACCGGTTATCAGGTCATTCATACCTGCAATAAAGTCCTTTGTTCGCACCTGAGCCGTGACAGACTGTGCCATGAGATTTTTGATCTGTGTGAGTAATTCAGTATTTGCAGATAGGCTGTCAAGAAAACCACCGTTTAATATCTTTCCTCCCTGAACACCTATTGCCATGAGCATCTTCTTTTCTGTTGCTGCCAGGATCCGCCCGAACGTTGCCGGGAGTGATGCACCCATTGTCACAGTAAAGAACTGCTTATTGAGCGTTGTAAGCCCTCGTGCCGTGTCGCCTATCTCTGACACAAACGCCAGGCGTTGCGTTGTGCTGAAGTCCTTATACACCCTGTCAAGTGACTGCAAAAGCTGATAATTGCGGAGTGTGTTTTTAATCCTTCCGTTTGCAGTGTCCAACATTGGGATTATTTCGCGTGTCAGCTTTGAGATCAGCATATTCTGAAGCCTCACGACACTCTTATTCAGCGAAGCCTCACGCGCGGTGATGAAGTCATCCTTTCGTTTGATTATGTCAGCAATTCTTTTCGGAAGCCTCATTGTAAAACTCTTTTTTCATCCTCAAATAAGTCGTATAAACTGAATCATGATTAAAGTCAGTCTCACCAATGAACCGATAAAAGTTATCTATTGCCTTTTCAATTGTCAGCGAAGGCAACAATAACCTCTGAGCCTCTACAAAATAGAACATCCCAATGTCCTCATAGTTTCTTTTGTAGATTGCGGCGATTTTTCCCTTGTATGGTTTTTCTTTCGGCATTTGTTAGTTTTACTCGTGTTGCACGATCTGTTTTCATTAACGTCCGTGAGATATAATGATTCACAACTACATTGCATATCAGGTAGTGTTTTATCCCTTTGCGTTTCAGTTGAGCCACGTAAGCATCGTCCGAATACCAGAACGCGTAAGTTTCATCCAGCGGGCCTATCTGATCCCACACCTTGCGATCGACGAACAAGCACCATCCGGTAACATACAGACAGATGTCATAGCCCTCGTAAGCATAGTCACCGCGTTTGAATAATCTCTGTCGCGGATGGTTCGACAGTGCCGATGCCGACAGATAATCATATTCTCGCATCGTTTCACCGACCGATGACCATCCCGGCATGAATATTATGTCATTGTTCGCCAGTATCTGAACGTCGCCCTTGCGATGTTTCAATCCCAGATTCAGGCAATGATTGTAATTGAACTCACCGGTGAAAAGTATATATTTATTTACCCCTCGGTACTTTGTTCCCTGAAACGTTTCAACCAATATCACATTTACATCGGCCCCGTCAGCCAGACATGAATCAATAGCATCCTGAGTCATCTTTTTCAGCGAAGTGTCCTTTGATGCACTTACTATTATGAGATCGTACTTCATTAAAATAATACTTGTTGCATTTTATGAATATTAAAACGTTTAACTGCCGCAGCATAATAGTCGGCATCAATCTCGCAGCCGACAAACTCAAAGCCACCGTCATGGGCTGCTATCGCTGATGAACCACTGCCTAAATGCGTGTCAAGTATCCGGTCTCCTTCTTTGGCATAGTTCTTTAAAAGCCACTTGTAAAGGGCAACTGGTTTTTGGGTAGGGTGTACTTTATCCTCGCCTGCGTTTATTGCACCAAATCCAGACCAGTCATATCTAAAATATCTGACCGCTGTTTTATGGCTTGTATATGCTAATTCACAATCGGCATTTGTAGATTGCGGGTTTTGTCCGTTCTTATACCACACTACCCATGATGAACTATTAGCTTGTGGTATGTTTTGAATAAAGTGGTTTGCACCCCAGATGATTTGATGCTTCGAAACCCTCTTTAATTCCATAAAATACTCATAAGGCATTGGCTCCTTATCCCATTCACCTCCCGCAAACTGTTTTCCTCTATACCCCTTAAACTTCGGGCTATTACTTGCCCTGTTGCTCATACCCACAGCATCACACCCTATTCCATACGGCGGGTCAACAATAGCAAGGTCAAACGCCTTATCGGGTAGCGTTGCCATGTATGCCATGCAGTCGGTATGGAGGAGTTCAACCATTATTTAAAATATGTATTCTTTTGTCGGTGTACTCTGATTCAATCCGATATGGTTCATCCCTAAGTCGAGTAAGTAAGCCGGAGGACAACCAATTGAACGGTAATATTGCCCGATCATCCAGTCGCCGTTCTTCAGACAGGTATATTCTTCACATAGCTGACGGACAAACTTTGCCGGTGCAAGCTGAAAAGCCCCTCCGGTATGAGATGTGTATTGAACCTGGTATCCGGCTATCTCAGCCCGTTTAAACACGGTAGGATAGAACTTAGGGTCAATCATCAGGTCGGGCGGTGAAACTGCGTGTGGACCGGCTTTCTCAATGAAATCAACCAATCTCGCAATCATATCCTCGGTGACAGTCTCAACATCATTATCCAGCTTCAGGATATAGTCATAATCCTGCAATTGTTGAACGCCGTAATAGAACGCTGCTGCTATTCCGTAGTTCTTATCCAGAAGTATGCGATATTTGTCCTGTAGCCATTCAACAGTGCCGTCAGTCGAGCCATTATCAACAAACAGATGAAAGTCAACTCCGGTCTTTGCGTTAAATGATTCCCATGTCCGCTTAGTCAGTTCAAGACGATTGAAGGTAATTGTGATTGCTGCTACTTTTTTACTCATATCGTTATTTTAAAGGTCATACCCTGCTCCGCCTGGAATATGACAGACGCAGTATTCCCCTGCATTTATCTTTTTATAGTTTCTGAATCTTAAAAGTTTCTGATTGAAGTAATGATCATGCGCATAACCGCGATGACCCCACAAGACCCCCAGTGACTTGCGGTGACAGATATTCGACGTTCCATTTGCCCCTAACCGTTTTATATCGCAGTTACGCGGGATGAAGTCCGTGCCATTATATACCCAGTCATTGAAGTACGCCCAATCCAGATCACCAATCTCATCAGCTATCCCTTGCAAATGACCTTCACCCCAATAGTCATCATTGTCAATGTAAATGATGTATTCACCCGCAGCAAGTTCAATACCTTTGTTTCGTGGCGCGCCATCCCACCAGGGGCGTTTATCAATCTTCACGGCCTTTATTCGCGGGTCATCATAACGTGCGACGATTGCCATTGTTTTCATGCACCCGTCAGCGACAACAATCAATTCCCAATCCGTGAAGGTCTGAGCAATGACACTATCGATAGCCCTCACGATCTTTTCATCTCTTCGTGAAGCAGCCCCGCCGTATTCAGCGAGAGTTGAGGCCATGATAACTGAGAACTTCATCTGTAAATCACGTATTTGTTATGATGTGCTATTGATCTCATGTTCTCGCGGTCTGCCTTTGTTTTCTTCCGGCCTATCATATAACCCGCAACAACCCAATCAAACATTGACAGATCAATTCCGGAAAAGTTACCCATGACCGGCTCAATTGATACAAGTAATTTATTCTTCAGTCCTTCCATTGTCTTTGCCCTGAACATCTTTTCGGGTGATTCAATTGTTGCACCAAGATAAACATTTTCCGGGAATTGAAACTCATGATACCTTTTAGGATTCTTTGTCAAGAACGCGAACTGATGAATATGATTCTCACGCACAACGTCAATCACCGCCTGAATCCATAACCTGTCAACCCACTCACCGAACAGATCAGCAAACGGGCAGACAAATATCACTGAGGGCTTTTTGTATTTCTTAGGCTCTCCCATTGCCTTCAGGTTAATGCGCGGAGTATCAAAGTCATCAAACTCTTTGCGGGCGTAACAATATTCGCATCCATGCTTACAACCTACAACCGGCGACCAAGCCCAATGATACCAACCGCGCGAAGGTATCATTCCTCTTCCTCCTGTCCGAAGTTCAGAACCGGCGGTTTAGGTTTCTCGCGTTCCATTTGCCCCATGTAAAGCGCAACCTTTTCTTTGACCTTCGCAAGTATGACCTGATAACTCATCTCATACAGGTCTGGAATCTCCTGTTCAAGTTCATTGAAGATAGATTCAAGGTTAGCATAAAGCGTTGCATTATATTTCGTAGTGAGGTTCTGAGAGATCAGCAGATTGATTGTTTCTTCTTTATATCCTCGGAACGGATTGAATGAGTTTTTAATCCTGATGACCTTCAGATCGTATGGTTGATCGGCATACAGCTTTTCGTTTATGTCATCTTCAATCTTAGCTATTGTTGAAGTCGAGGCGTTTGCATCCTTTGCCTCACGAAGTTCGCGCATCAGTTCCGACATTGACTTGAATTTAAAGTCCTCAGGATATGAATGTTCAACAAATAAGTCTTTAGCAAAATCCGTATAAGTTGCGATATCTCTCACGACAAACTCCCACATCGTAGAAAGTGAACGTGCAAAGGGATTCAGTGTATCATTAAGGTTATCCAGGTCAAGTACCTTTTCTGTCGCCGTTGCTGCTACCTCTGACTTATCCAATAGTTCCTTATTGAACATCATCAGGAACACATTGGCACGAAGCTCATTTATATAGTCCTTCTGGAAAGTAAGCAGATCAATCGGAGGTGCCTTGTAAACAAGCATCTTTTCAAGGTCAATCATCATTGTCGGATCGCGCGGCATATCCAGCGTGATAACATCCATTGTAGAGTTATGCACCGGCTCACGGCCTGATCCCTTGCACACTCCGCAAGTATGACCGTCTTTCAACATCCCAGAGCCGCCACACTCGTTACACGGAGTAACGTATTCAAATCTCTGAGGAAAGGCCGTCATCGCCGTAGAAAGGTCTAACTCACTGTCTATTTTGAGCGTCTTGTTCAGATATGGAATCACATCATGAAATACTGACACAAATGTTCTGCCCTGAGTTTCAGCATCGCGTTTGTATCCAAATCTCCGCGCAGGAACTTTCGTGTTCTTAGGCGTGAAAAACTGAATAAAATAATACTTGTTCTCTATTTTTATATATTCTGGATATTCTTGCCCTTCAGGTAAATATAAGAAATTGATCTCAGGCTTTTCAACCTGGGTGAATGTGATTGTATCCATGCCTAAGTAGATAGTGTACTTGAAACCGTCCGCTTCTCCGGCCTCGGTCTTATACTTTATCGGGAGTTTTACAACCAGGTATTCAAGTATGTTGTTCTTCATCTCAAACATCACACATTGTTCCGATGTTGCAATGAATGGATAAGGCTTTGCTTTCTCTTTTGCCGGGTTAAAAGCGTCAAACTCAGTAATCAAAAATGCATTAGGATCGATATAGTTATAATCCACAAAAGCATATTCAAAGAACTTTTCAAGTGAAGCATCGCCCCAGTAATGAGAGATGAATTGTTCAAACTCATCCTTTCGTTTCTGGTCGTCTTTGTCGCCCCACGAGATATCCCTCTTTTTTGGCTTCGTGCGGACTGTCTTTTGAAACGGCAGCTTTGTTGAGGCCAGCGTCGGTGGAATGATTGAGTTCGTGATTGTCTTTCGCATCTCAAACTCTTCCGGAGTTTCACGCTTAACGATCTGTTGAAGCAAGTCAGCAACCCCGTCGCCTGATACCATCTTGTAATAAGTCTCGGCTAACTTTGTCACTCGCTCATAATCTCGGTGCGTAAGATTGCGCCGGATTATCTCTGTCAGTTTTAAAAGTCCTTCCTGTTTAGTCATATTAATTTTATTTATGCTTCATAGTAGTTATTAAATGCCTCAACTATCAGATAATCAAGACCGTCGGAAAGATGACCGTATTTCTGATACTTGTCGCCCGTGACCTTGTCCGTAACGATATGTTTATCTTTCCCGCCGTCAATCGCTTGCTTAACGTACAACATATCAGCAATCATCTTCTTGCACCCCTCGTCAATGCGTATTCGTATCGGCAGTTTGTTCTCGAATATCCTGTTTATGAAGTCGCGGCGTTTAACCAGCGGCGGGTTCCTGGTTACGGTTCTGTCAGACTTGGCAACAAGATAACGCCGCAGCTTGAACTCGACGATCTCGTAATGATGCCGGAAGTCCTTGTTCATTGTTGAACGCGCACGGCCCGAAGCGTCACCGTAATAAAACAACCCCGATTTGTGATTCGGATACCTCAAAACAAGCTCTTCGCATACTTCCTCTGTTGAGTTGCGCGGGTTCTCCAGTGCTATTTCGTCAATGCAATAAGCCCACCA